CTGCTGTTGCGCCAGCTGCGAACTGTGATAGATTGTCATAGACGATAGATAAAGCAACTGTCATATGCTCATTGGTTGAATAGTTTGCATCACCGTAGTCTGCATTTTGAATGAAACACCCATACATCTCAAATGTTTCTAGTGTGCTTGGTACTAAAGAACCATTGCCACCGTCAAGCACTTCAATGCGTGTGGTAAATTTGTAGTCGATACCTGAACGTGCAGAAGCCTGTTCCATGAAGTCAAACTGTTTCTGGATCTGCTGTCCTACCATTTTCTGTACCTGGCCGCTGGCATCATCACGCAGTGTTAGCGTCACTGGTTCTAGTGCATGCCTACCGGCTAATTTTACCTTGGAATTATAGACATCCAGCGTCATTTCTTCAAATGATACTTTTGGTCTTGTAACATCCTGCACCTGTTTGGTAAGTTCTGTTGCTGCGGCAACTCCAAATCCCAACAGTGTTACTCTGAAGCGATATTTTAACTTTGGCATCAACAGCACCTGAGTGCTGCCGGCTGCATTAGTTGTTGGAATACCAATGTTGTTAAGCGATGTAATTGCCATTTTTAAATTTCTCCTGTGTTCTTGATACGCAATGGAATGTAAATGAACTCAATGGCTTTCACTGGCTCTATAGCGATATCAACATAAAGTTCGTTGCGATCGATACGAGACGGAGTGTTATTGCTTTCATCACACACAACCGCAAAGTCGTAGATTGCTCTCAAGCCTACTAATTCTAACAATAGGCTTTCTGCCGCTTGTTTGATTTCGTCTCTGGTAATCTTGTCATTGGGTTCAAACAAATATGGACGAGCCAACTTGTTCAACTGGCTACGTAGATACACCACTAAACGTGCTACGTTGACACGATCTAATGCTGATGCATTTCTTGCACGAGTTTTTTGACCATATGCTACCAAGCCAACACCATTGAAGAACGGAATTGGATTGATCTTTAAGTCATATAGTGTATCACGTTGACCTTCGTTAAGAGCCACTGTTTGGAATTCACCTGTAGCTGCATCAATGTATCCCACTGCTGTCGCATTGGTAATTCCACCACGGCGTGTACCTGCTGGTGCAAACCATGGGAAGCTGACATTGTCGCTGAGTGCGATAGTCTTCAGCATCATATGACTTGCTGGAACCACTGCGTTAGAACCGCTTAGGTCTGTGGTAAATCCATTTGGATAGTATGTGGCCAAATATTCATCATAGGTCACCACGCCATCATCGCCGTTGTCTGTGACTAATGCTGCATTAGTACCCCAGTTGTTCAACGAAGTAGCATCTGCAGGCAGTCTTAGGGGTGTATCACCGATGACAAATGCAGTAATGCCTCTGTCAATGTTGAGATTGACCAAATTGCTCATTGTTTCTGGATAACCTGGGCAAGCTATGATATTAAAGTTTCTGCGTTCTTCATCACGAATCTCTTGGCTGGTGTCAATCGCTGATTTCAACGCTTGTGTAACTACTTTGCGTTGTGCGTTGCGACCAAAACTTCCTGATCCGTCTTCGTTGTTGCCTGAAGCTGTTACCCAACGATCTGGATAGTAGCTTTCCATGCTCAAACCAGCGCCGCTGACAAAGGCCGATCCAGACAATGTAGCTGTGCTGGTTCTTGGATTG